CACAGGTCACCACGAATCATTTTCCGCTAAACACGGAAGCTGATAGTGGCGGCCCCTGGCTCATGTCAAAATATGAGGACAGGTGTGTTCCAGCGAAGCTCTTCACTGATACGTGGAGAGGTCCGTTCACTGTTGGGAATCCCAGGGAAGGATGGTCTGCGTTGTCACAAACACCGCAGCCGTCCGACCTTGTGATGGTTGGTCAGGGAGCAACGGCCATAAGCCGCACTGCCCCTAACAATCCGGCCTTCTCTATTCCCCAATTTATTGGTGAATGCAGAGAAGGTCTCTCGCCCGTTGGATTCAACTTGTGGAAAGAGCGCACTAAGGCTGCGAAAGCAGCCGGCAGTGAGTATCTTAACTACGAGTTTGGTTGGAAGCCAATGGTTTCTGATCTGCAGAAGTTTGCTACTTCTGTAAATGAGTCCGCCGAGATCTGGAAGGCCTATAAAAAGGGTTCCGGAGAAAAAACTCGGGTAGGGTATCACTTCCCCGTTGAGAGTGATAGTCAAGGGTACACAGGTTTACACCTGCCACACCCTACTTCATTCACGATGGGGTTCCTTCAGGGTTCTACCGTCCAATATCGAAGCCGTGAATCTTGGTTCAAGGGGTGTTTCAAGTACTACATCCCTGAGCCAAAGGGCTTCGATGGAAAGATGGCATTCTGGCATTCGCAAGCCAGAAAGATTCTTGGAGTCGGGCTGACGCCCGACACCGTTTGGAATCTGAATCCTTGGACCTGGGCCGCCGACTGGTTCGCCAATACAGGCGACCTGATGACCAATGTTTCAAACCTTGGTCAAGACGGTCTCGTGTTGCAATACGGATATGCGATGAACTCGGAAGAGATCACCACATATTCGATCGCACAGAAGTCAGGTGCGACTACGACTCGCAAGCGTATACAAAAACGCTGCAAGCGTATCCCTGCAACACCGTATGGTTTCGGTGTCACGTTGTCTAGCCTTACGGCTAAACAACTCGCTATCATCGCTGCTCTAGGGCTTAGCCACTAAGCGCGCTGATGCAGGCTGGTTCACACTATCTGTGTGGATTTTCCAACCATGACGCTTTAAACAGCGTCCCCTTGAAGGAGAACTGCCGTGGCATTCGCCGACCCGCAGTCTGTGACCATTAACGCGGTCGCAAACTCACTCCCCCGAATTTCTTCGGGACCAAACACTGGTGCCTTCCAGAAGGATGACACCACTGTCAAGCTGTCCGTTTCCCATCAGTACGGGACGCGGACTCGCCGACAGCTCCGTCTCGACCACGCGAAGATTGCTCCCGACGTTTTTACGTCGGACAATACTAAGTACTCTATGAGTGCTTATCTCGTGGTTGATGTGCCCAGCACCGGTTACTCCGTTGCTGAGCAGAAGCAGATCGTGGACGCCTTGACGGCATACCTGACTGCTTCTTCGGGCGCCAAGGTCACCCAGCTTCTGGGTGGCGAGAACTGAGCGATGATGAGTCTCACGACTCGTCATCACATCAAGAGGAGATGGCGGAAGCCATTCCCTACCACGCATTGTTTTGCGAGGTTCTCAGTTCTTTACTGGGCGTTAGGTGTTTTGTCAGGCTTGCTATCTCAGCTATGCTGAGTGGCGAGTTTGACAGATTGGTGAAGGAGCTCATCCTCGATGCTCTTGAGGATGATTTCTTGAACTAATGCGGGCCAGAACGCGGCTATGGATCTCGACCCCCTAGTGTTAATGGGAGGCAAGATGAAAAGCCTGAAAATTCTCTGGAGAGTCGCAGCCGATGAATTGGCTGCGGTATGTCACACAAGTGCCACTCGCGACTTTAAAACAGTCGCGGGTCGTATCGAAAACGAGGGATTGTCTTTCCTGACAATCACACTTCCTGCCTTCGCTAAGGACTTCGAAAGAAGTCTGGAAACGGGGCAGGTTGACTCCACTTACTTCGTCGGTTTCCGACGGAGCAAAGGTCCCCTCCCTGTCTTTCTAGGAGGTTTCCTGAGTCAAGTTTTCGATCCGTTGAGTGGTTGCTTGCTCTCATCCCCTTCGGTAGATTGCATCTTATCGATACGTCAGCTAACAACGATGTTCGGTAAGATCCTCCTCCCGTGCACTCCTGCACGCGAACGAGGCGCTATCAAAGGGTATGTTGAGTGTGAGCAGGAAGTCGCTAGTGCGGCTGTGTTTGGTCCTGAAGAGGCCTATAAAGACCTCTCTAGGATCGCTGCACTACTATTCAGCGACATCTTCGCGGAAATGGAAAACAAAATCCACGAAGTATCGCTCGTTCCGAGACATGGTCCCGGGGCGACGGCTGACAGGCTTAGAGGCAACTCTAAGTTTGACCAGCGTGAATGGCCGTCTCGCTTGGAAGAGCTGTTCCCCTACGGGGATTACGCTTCTCCAAGTTGGCGTTTCTATTCCGAAATCGCCAGTGACGTGCACTTCCTCGAACCTGGGCAAGAACGACCCGTAAAGGTTGTTCTTGTTCCTAAGACGCTCAAAACACCCCGAATCATCGCTATCGAGCCCACCTGCATGCAATACATGCAACAGGCCCTTTCGCATGACTTGGTATGTCTCCTCGAAAGCGACAGAGTCGGCCGTAATAACCGACCTAACATCATCGAGGGACAGATTGGCTTCCGTGATCAAGTGCCAAACCGGCTCTTGGCGCAGAAGGGCTCCCTTTCTGGGAGCTTGGCAACGCTCGATCTGAGCGAGGCGTCCGATCGTGTTTCGACTAGGCATGTATCCTCACTAACTTCGCATTGGCCCCTCTTACAAGAGGCGTTGATGCGGACTAGGTCGGAGAAGGCCTTGGTGCCTGGACACGGTATCTTACCGTTGACCAAGTACGCGTCGATGGGTTCAGCTCTCTGCTTCCCTGTGGAAGCGATGGTGTTTCTTGCTGTCGTGTACCATGGGATTGAGCAGGAGCTCAAGCACCCCCTCAGTCGGAGAGATGTGAAATCACTCCGATCAAAGGTGCGCGTCTATGGGGACGATATCATTGTCCCCACAGACTACGTGTACAGCGTGAGCAGATCTTTGGAGCTTTTCGGCTTCAAAGTGAATTCTGGCAAGTCCTTCTGGAATGGCAAATTCCGAGAGTCTTGCGGCGGGGACTACTACGATGGACAAGACGTTACAACAGTCAAAGTCCGTCGGGTGTTCCCGTCATCACGCGCTGACGTTCAAGAGGTGGAAAGCTTGGTAGCTCTCCGCAACCTGTTCTACACAAACGGGATGTGGCAGACTGCTAAGCATCTTGACAAAGTGATTGGCAAGGTGCTACCGCACTATCCAGTCGTGGAGTCAACTTCACCCCTGCTTGGCCGGCATTCCTTTCTCCCCTACCAAGGGGAACGAGAGTGTCCGCGATTGCATCGCCCTCTTGTCAGAGGGTATGTAACCGTGTCAAAACCACCGTCCTCACGGATCAGTGGCTATGGTGCCTTGCTAAAGTACTTCCTGAAGCAAGGGGTAGAACCCTTCGCTGATGTGAAGCATCTTGAACGCCAGGGACGTCCTCATGCCGTCGACATCAAGCTGAGGTGGATGACCCCCTATTAATTAGGGGGTCTGGGGTTTTCAGACATTCAATCTGAAAATCGGAG